CTCTTTACCTTCCATGATACCTTCCACGAAAGCGTTTGGTGCAGAAGGATCAGCAACAATATCTGCTGCCGTTGCGAGATAGAAGTCGTCTCGCACATAATTTGCACCACCTTTTTGATCTAGACTACCCATCCCCCGTGAGGAGACGCCCAGTTTTGCACCTTCATCCATAAGACTCTTCACAATTTCACCCATAGGCGTAGACATAATCTTCGCCTCACCAATAAAGTTTTTACCATCAGGTTCCAGAGATGTAATCATGTGGGATACTCGTTCCAGATTAACGGTTGGTCCGTCTGGATGTCCAAGTTCACCAAATGCACGGCTCTCTTTAATAAAGTTCTTGTTATATTTAGTTACTTCTTTGTTGAGTACTTCCATAGGATACACCCGACCATTGCGGTTCTTGATGTCAGCCTGCATAAAGATACCACGAATCTTGTAGTTCTTACTACCGTCTTCCTTTGCTTCGCAGATATACTCTACGTCTTCGACTGCCTCTGAAAATAGTTTCATTTTTCTATCCTTACGATGTATAGTTTTCGTCTTTTTTGAATTCGATGATAACAAAACCAGATGTACCAAAAGTAGTTATTTGATGGTCACTAGAAGTTGCGGTTGTGTTTGCAGCAGTGCCGGGAATAACGCCAGCAGAACCATCATAGTGTCCAGTTCCGGCAAGTCTAATCTGAACAATATCTGTTCCAGAAGATACTTCTTGAATTTCAACATGACCAGTATCATCATCAGCACTACCTTGAGTCAATGCCCACCAAATTCTGGCGATGTGTAGTTTTGCACCGTTCGCATGTCCATCTAATGTGCTTCCATCTAAAATAGCGGTATCGGCCGCAGCATCATCTTCAATATCAACCTTAAGCGTAACTGTACCACCAGCGCCGGGCGCATTAACAACGGTATCTCTGAGTACTCTTGCAACAATAGCCATTCTTATCCCCTAGATCGCTAACATTTCTTTTTCAAAATATCCAAGAAGTTCCCTCTCAGGAACTTTATATTTCTTAGATACATCTGTAATTGTTCTTTCGAAACTATTTAGGAAATCTGAAGGTTTCGCATCCATTTTTTTGAATAAATCATCCACTGCGTCTTTCATTTTGGGTGAAAGACGCTTATATTGCTTAGATTTCCTGTGTTCATCCCTCTCTACAACTGTAGATTCATAGATTTCCTCAATCCGTTTCATTTACATCCGATTCCTGATCAGTATAACTCGACTTTACAAACGTATTTGCAAGTTCCTTGCGTTTAACTTCTAAAGCATCTCCAACCCTTGCAGCCATTGTGATACTAAACGCTTTCTCTGCTTCAATATTGTTACCATCCACAAGCGCATCTACAAATTCTTTACTCATTATTTATCTCCTTTACCAAATTTTTGATCATCATTTGGTTTACCATCTTGTTCTGGTTCCTCATAGTCTGGCATCTGTTCTGGTGCAATCACACCACCATCACCATCCTGTGGATACCTTGTGATACCGTCACCACCATCTGGCATATCAATACCACCATCCAATGGATCAGTTTCAACTTCCTTCTTCATCTGATCACGCATCTCTTGAATTTCTGCATCTGTCATATTTAGTACCTTCTTCAATACATATTCCTTACTGAAAAATGTTCCAATGTAGGACTGAATACCGTCAAGTGTCTGAATACGATCATTAAGAAGTTCTGCATCCTTCAACTCTGCAAAGTGACCATCTTCCATAAAGTCATACTGAATATGCTCTTGCATACGCGGCCAGTCTTCTGGTGAGATTATTCCTTTAAGGAGTAGGTTAGTTTTGAGCAAGTCAGTGAATAGGGGGACGAATTTCTTACGAATACGTTGTACGAACTTGGTAAACTTGAGTTCGTCTCTAGTAATCTCAGAGGCTCGTCCAAGACTGAATCCATTTTCGGCTTCAAGTCTTGAAATCGGCACGTTAAGTGAACGGTATAGTTTCCGTTGGAAATATACGATGTCATCAATCTCTCCCAAATTAGAACCGCCGGGAAGTGTTGTAATCTCTGTGCCTCGACCACCTTCACGGCGAGGAAGCCAGAAATCTTCCAGCATAGACATGTGATTACGGTCATCCCGAATTTCACCTGTGCTTGCATCGTATACCAACTTGTTACGATAACGGTTCATCACATCTTTTAGATACTGTTCTGCTTTGATCTTGGGTAGATTACCAACATCAATGTAGAAAATTCTACGCTCAGGTGCGCGAGAGATACGATAGATGACAATCGCATCTTCAATCATACGCAACTGATTAACTGGTTTGATTGCTTTGTGTAGATATGAGATAACTCGACCTGAGTTATTGTCGAGAAGTCCTGACGGAACATACACAATAGAATCGGGTGCAATCTTAATACCCTGATTATTGCCTTGCACACCAGATGACGCAAACCCTTTGTCGTTGTAGATAAAATACTCATCTACCTTTTTGACCATTTCAATACCATTATGATCTGGACTAGGGTCTTTCTTTGTTTCTCGTACTTTGCGAATCTTTGTTGGGTCAATATGTCTAAGCTGAGTTACACCCTTTTGCGGGTCTTTTGAATCAATAACTTTGTGATAGTACAAGCGTCCATCGATGTACCACCGACGAAAAATGTCATGACCCTTCTCATTAAAATTAAGAAGTCGCAGAACTTCAGAGAATTCATTTCTGATGCGTCTTTTAATTTTATCAGGATAGGGTAAGTTTGTTAAATCAATGTTTACTGGAATATCATTTAGATTTGAAATGATACCTTCATTCACGATATCTTCAATCGCAGCATCACACTCTGACTGCATAGAGATGTCTCTATACCTACGAATGAGGTCAAGGTCAGATCGTTCCCGCCCATCCGTATCTAGTACAGATGAAAAGAATCCACCGCCTGCAACCTCAATTGCGCCATCATCAGGAGTAGGGTCCGTGAAAGTTTTCTCACGAGGCCCTACATCCTTAGATGCTTTTTGTATTGAAAAACCAAATAGTTCTGCCATAATGTTTTTATCTCCTACTCTCTATTTAGTAGGTTCAATTTAGATACTTACGCCGGATGCATCAAAATACTGATATCTCCAAGTTACTGAGAATTCTTCAATCGCACTTTCAGTATCCATACTCAGATCAATTGCAGAACCCGAATTAGTTGGCCAACAGTTACGAAGAATGTATGTTTTCAGAACTGCTTCGTCTCTATCAAGTTGTTCCACTGTAAGGTCCGTCTGATAATCAGAAGGAGCAATTACACCAGTGTTTGTTGCAAACCCATTGATACCGTTTGACCAAAGTTCAATTGCGTTCTTAATTCCAAAGTCAGTGTCATTAAGAAATGTAACTTCCCAAGTTTCTGGTTCAGTCTGATCACCCGCCATGTAGATTGTACGACCACGGAATTTCAAAGGAATTTCAGTGATTGCACGGGATGGCAGTGCTGCAGCCTTAACAAGAAACGAAGTTCTACGAGTATCAAGACCAATTGCGATACCTGATGGTGGAGTAATAGTTACCCTAAATTGGTTGGCTCTTGCACCACCACCGATTAAGCTTGCTTTAAAGTCATCTATATTAGCCATGATTAACCTCCTACCTCACTAAACGCAACACCAGTTCGAACGGCGATGAAGTTTAGTGTAATAAAGTTGATTGACCTTGCTGGTTTGATGTAGATGTCTCCAATAAACTCGTTACGGTCAATAACCTCACCAGTGTTATTGGTTGTATCACAAACTACCTTAAAGTCGAAAATACCTCTACGGCCCTGCACATCCCGCAAAAAGGGCTCTACCAGATTACGGAACTGCGCTCTTGTGAATTCATCGTTGAACTCAAAGAGTTGGAACTTAGCAGCAGTGGCGATTGCCTTTTCAAGAACAAGGAACAATCGACGCACGTTAATGCGGTCAAATGCACTTGGTTTGGAAAGAGCAGTCTTATCACCAAAGAGTGTAACACCTTGGCCGGGAAAATCAACAACTGGATTAATCCGTGACTTGTAAAGAATATCACGATCTGCTTTCTGTGGGTTGTAAGAAAGTTTGATTGCACCACGAACACCACCACGATTGTAACCCGCTGGTGAGAACCAAGGGTCTGCAACACTGTCTGTATTGGCGCAAAGACCAGCAGTATCACCATTTAGCGGCACAAATCGATACACATCGTTGTACTTATCATACATGTACTTGTATCCACTATCGAATACCATATAAGAGGATGATGGACATTTATCAAATGCATTCCTTACATTAAATGTTTGAGCGATGGATGATGTTACACCAACTGTTGCCGCACGATAAGGGGATACGAAACCGACGCAATCCTTTCGTAATTCAACAAGATCAGTAATCATGGTCACAAAAGTATCCTGACCATCATCACTATCTGTAACACCAGAACTTGGACCACCCATGACTAGGTTGATGTCAAGATTTTCTGTGTCAGCGAACTTGTCATAGCCACGTTCAATTTCACCAGCAGTTACAGAGTAATCGTCCGTTCCACCTGTCAGTGCAGAAACATCAACACCACTTACTAGTGTATAGTCCGTACCTGTTGCAACATCTGTACCCCAGTTAGAACCAGCAGCCAGATGATCCGTCCAGTAGATAAAGTTAGAACTACGGAAGATAACATCTGGATAGTAGTTATTACCACCCTGTGTAGTTTTTGCACTTGGGTTCTTAGACAAGGCAGGGAAAACTTCGATAACTGCCGCAGTGCGTTGACCCTTAACATCAACATCAAATCCAGTGATGTCACCTGTTGTGTCATAAACACAAACGTGCAATTCATCTTTCTCACCCCGCCCGTTTGCAGTTGCCCAATCGGATGTGCCCGGAGGCCCATCAAAAAGGTCACTGAAACGCCATCGACGTTGAATATAGGAGTTATCAGGAATAACTGTTTTAAGTCCACCACCGGCAGGATCATCCAGTTGACGAATAGTTAGAACTTCACCAGAAACAGAAGTAACTTCGTATTCTACGTTACCAGATTCAACTGCGGTGACCGTATCAAATGCAAGAGGCACATTGTCAGCTACCGTAATTGCTTTATCAAGGATAAGAGAAGTCTGAGAAGTAACTGTTACAACTTTAGCCTGAATGCCACCATCAGAGATACCGGCACCAATCACACGTTGACCAACTGCGATTGTACCAGAGTTACCATCAACCGTAAGAGTTTTAGATGGAACTGTGATTGCCCCGTTAGATGTTGCAGTGACAGAGTTGTTTGTGAAAAACTTAATAATGTCACCGACTGCGATTGTCGCATCAGTTGCATCTTGGTCATCAACTGTGATTTGCAAATCACCAACTGCACCAGCACCATTCACTAGGTTAAGTGTACCCAGAGGCTGTTCAAATGCTCTTGCGCTGGGACAGATATCCACACCGATTGAGTTACCCCAAGTACCAGCGGTACGAGCAGCCCACTCACCGTGAGAACCCTGTCCTGTAGAGAAACTGTCCTCATAGTGGTCATCGTCACGAATGAGGATACCACTGTTCGCACCAGCGTTTACTATGGCTGATTCTGCACGAACCACCCTGAGTGCATCACCGTACTGCAAGAAGTTTGCAGCAGTGAACCACCACTCAAAATTTGAACTGTTTGGTTTACCGAATGTCTGTAGCAACTGTTCTTCCGAACTAATAGCGGTAACTGAACTTACTGGACCTTTCTGAAAAGGTCCGGCAATAGCACCGATAGACGTAGATACAGCTGGAACAACATTTGTAAGATCAATTTCCCGTACAT